TAGACGCTCACTGGGTCAAGACCCGTATTTCTAAAACGGCTATTGTTGAGATGGCTGTCAAGGAATATCTTGAGGGGCTTGGGTATTAGAGATGAGGTACACGCAGAAACTTGTAGATAAGATCTGGGATGATTCGGTTGACGGATTGTCTCGGCCTGAGATTGCCGCCAAGAGAAAACTGAAGTGGTCACAAATTGATTATGTCTTAAAGCATAAGAGGCCAAGTCAGATCTTCGATTACCACCATGAGGATACTTCCCCAGAGAAGGTGATCATTGAGGATACATACACTGTGGATTCCAATGGTGATGTAAAAATAGAAACCCCAGAAAGCAATTTGGTAAAGTCGATTGTTAAATTTTTTAAGGATTTTTTTAAATGATAAATAAAGATCTGAGCAACAAGGAGTATCACGAACATGCTTCTTATTCATCTAGCGATGTAAAGGCCGTTGCGACATCGACAATTTACCACTGGAAGAATGCGGTGCGAAAAGAGAGTGCCGCATTTGATTTAGGAAGTGCAGTCCACGCCATGCTACTTGAGCCCGAAAAGAACTTAGTTATTGAAGGCCCAGAAACTCGCAGAGGTAAGGAATGGAAGGAATTAAAGGATGCCACTGATTTTGGTGGTAAGATCCTACTTCCCAAAAAGGAATATCACTTGGCCGAGAACATGAGCCAATCCGCTATGTTTACAGAGAATGTAAATGAACTTTTGACGGATAGTCTACTCATTACCGAGGCCAGTTTCTTTGTTCACGATAGAATGTGTGAGCTAGACTTGAAGTGTCGGCCAGATGGATTACTGCCACACAAGCGCATAATGTTTGATATTAAGACATGTCAGGATGCATCGCCCACAGGTTTTGCCAAGGCAGTGCGTGACTATGGGTATGATATTCAGGCGGCATTCTACAAGCATGTTATGCATTTAGAGGGCGTGACAGTAAAAGATTTCTTTTTCATTTGCATTGAGAAGACGAATCCGTTTATAGTGCAAGTTCACAAATTGTCAGACGAATATTTAAACCACGCTCACATGCGAATGATACATACGTTAAAGACAATACGGGAGGCTGATGTTACTCAAGATTATTCAACAGGCTGGCCTGAAGTAAATACCATCGACTTACCTAAGTGGATGGAAAATTAAAGCGGAAGTCACGGAGCTTCTGACCTTATCCCAGTGTAGGGGTGCTACACATTAAAACCGAAAGGAGTTGCAACATGCAACATATAATAAATAATGTCTCTGTTCTTTACCCAAGACTTAACCAACCTTACCGCTTTGACAGTGGTGAGAATAAGTCCGTTCCATGTCAGTGGGACGATGAGGGAGCTTGCTATGAAACAAGTTTTATCATGGAGAAAGACGAGGCAGTTACGTTAGGAAGAATCTGTAAGGAGGCGTATAAGAATGCGGCTTCGATGGGAAAGGGTAAGTGGCCTGCGGAACCGCAACGTCTACCTGCCAAGACTGTCAAGACAGATGACGGAACGACTGAGTATCACGGCAAGTGCCGTATCAAGGCCAAGTACGGCTCTGATAAAACTCAGCAACCTAAACAGGTTGATGCCAAGAGAAATCCTTTTCCAAGTGATTTCAGGTTAACGTCAGGTTCAAAGGCAAACATTGCCGTGACTGTCGTTCCCTATAATACGGGAACGGAGAGCGGTGTATCCCTGAGGATACGCGCTGTTCAAGTTACGGAGCTTGCGGCTGAGCAGGTGGCGGCTGATCCATTTAGCGTTGTGGATGGGTACACAACGGATAGTACATTTGTATCGGCTCCTGCCCCAGTGGAAGACTTATTGGAGGATGATGAGATTCCATTTTAAGTAAATTTAAAGTTCAGCCCAGTTCTGAGGAAAGGATTTTCTACTGGGCTGAACACCACCATTTTTTTGCGAGGCGGCAATATTATGATAGACGATAGTAAAGGAAAATACAAATCAGCGCGTTGGTCAGAATGGTCGAGTACGATCGTTCAGAGTTTAAACTTGAAGCAGGTTACACAGGGAGAGTATCACGGGGCGTGTCCAAATTGCGGTGGCAAGGATAGGTTCTGGATTAATGAGTATAATGGAGATGTGAAGGTTCAGTGCAGACAGTGCAATGACTTCAAGGAGATTACGAATATTTTACGTTCACAGGGATTGTGGCCAGAGAGGGAGAATGGTTTTACCGCTAAGGAAATAGAGTGGCCGAGTGTCTCAACTCAACATCCTTACTTGGCCAAGAAGAAGATCGCACAGCATAACGCACTGATCGATGGCGGTAACCTCGTCATTCCAATTAACAATCACATGGGAAAGAAGGTCGGAACTCAGACAATTAGTTCTGACGGAACAAAGAAGTTCTCGAAAGCCATGCCAGTCGTTGGTAACTTCAGCGTCCTTGGCGGAACGATTACAGACTTGGCGTATATTGCTGAAGGTTGGGCGACGGCCGCGTCTATTAGTGAGGCTACAGGCAAGCCTGCCGTGTTTGCGTTAAACGCCAACAACATTACGGAAGTTATTAAATCCCTGAAGATCGCCAAGCCACACGCAGAGTTTATTGTGTGTGCCGATAATGATGAGGCAGGGATTAAGGGAGCTGAGAAGGCGAAGGAAGATCACGGCACGATCTACATGCTCCCACCGAAGAATATGGATTACAATGATCTGTGGGTTGCGCGAGGTGCAGAAGTTGTGCAGAAGTTTCTAACGCCAAGAAGATTTCAGGACAGTGTATTCTGGGCTGACGATGCAGAGCCAATCCTCACAAACAATTACCTGATAAAGAACTGGCTCGGTGCAAATCAACTGAGCTGTCTTTACGGAGCCTCGAACACTGGTAAGTCTTTCCTAGCCCTAGATATGTCTTGGCACATTGCCACTGGCAGAGAGTGGAACGGAAATAGAGTTGTCGAGGGTGTTGTTCTGTACATGGCAACGGAGGGTGGCAACAGCTTCAGGAATAGAGTTTACGCCCTGAAAGAGCATTACGGAGATGAGAACGCACTGTTAGCCGTCAGGCCAAGTCCTGTCGATATGTTTAACAGTGACGTTGATCTGCCCACCTTGGAGAACTTATGCAATGAGATTCGCAATGAGAAGGGCGAGATTGCACTGATTGTTGTGGATACACTGTCCAGAGCAATGGCAGGGGCTAATGAAAATACATCGGAAGATATGTCGCAATTCATAAAGAACTGTGATATACTCAGGAACATCTCGAACGCTCACCTTATGATAGTGCATCATACAGGCAAAGATGCCGCCAAGGGAGCGCGTGGTTCGAGTGCATTGAAGGCGGCACTCGACACTGAGATAGAACTGGACGTTCAGAATGAGAGTGGTATCAGAACAGCACTCTGCACGAAGCAAAGAGATTTAGAGGGTGGTGCGGCATACTCATTCAGGCTGAACGTCTCAGTTCTTGGTGTTGATCCAGATGGCGATGACATTACGACTGTGATCATTCAGAAGGTTGACGCTGAGGAACTGGAGGATGCGAAGAAGAAGCAACCCAAAGGTAAGAACCAGAGGCTGTTCTTGGAGTGCTTTAATCAACTCAAGTCAGATAAAGTTGGGCAACCAAACCCAGCAGGAACTGGGTGGCCAGAGCCGCATACTTACTGGGTTATTCAGGAGGAAGATGTGCGTGAACACTTCACTGGGAAGTTCACTGGATCGAACCATAGAAGCGCGTGGAAGCAGACTCTGGAGGCTATGATTTCAGGTGATTTTATCTGTATGAACCAAGGTCAAATCTGGCTGTTGGCGAAAGAGGGCAAAGTATGAAAACGTATGAAAACACGAATGTAATAAAAACAATGACTTACGAATGCGTTTCATACGCTTTCCTACGCTTTCCTACGCTAGTTCATACGTGTATGAATTGTAGGAATTATATATAGATAATTCCTACTTCATACGGGAACCGCAAAAAGAGGATTATATGGGAAGTAAGACGACAGATATTAGGCCACGCTTTAGGAAGGTCAAAGGTACAGAAGGGTCAAGGATCTTTTGGCATCCCTGTTCAGTGTGTGGCGACACTGATGCACCCTTCGGGTTGGGCGTGTCATTAATGCATAATCAATTTGGAACGTGGTTCTGTGCCGTCCACTTACCAGACGATTATTACGAGAGGAAAAGAAAATGAAGGCAAGTGAGTTATTAAAGGAAGCGCAGAAGTTGGTGGATGAAGATCGTCAGAGTTCATACGGAGAACCTGAAGAAAGTTTTAAGAGACTGGCGAAACTGTGGAGCGCATACCTTGATGTAGAAATAACACCACACGATGCCTGTGTTATGATGACGCTTTTAAAAATTAGCAGATTAGCGTATAAACCAAGCAAAGATTCAAGTACGGATGGAGCCGCATATTTATGCCTTGCCCATCAAGTGAGTTAACCCCCTGCGTCTGGTCGCCTCTATGACGCTTGTTTCTCCCAAAACTTAGGGGGTGACTGACCCCTGACTCAAATTGAGTTGGGGGTCTTTTTTTTTATTTATTTTACATTTGGTGCTTGACAGTGCTAGTAATTGCTATTACTTATAATATATAGAAACAAACAAGGGAGAAACAAAATGGAAGATTATCAAAGAGAATTTTTAATGAATTATATACCATCTTATATTCTTTTAGATGAACTAAGCAAAAAAATTAATCACCTTTGTCAATTTGATGATGTGACTGGGGGTATGATAAAGACACTCGAAGCAGAAGAATTGGAATTGTATCGTGCTGTGGGTCAACAACGGAGAGATGCAGAAGAAAATGTAATAAAATTTACTGAGATGTTTGATGAAAATGCCGTCGATATTGTTCGTATAAACGCCTACCATACATTTCGTGAACATGTAGGGCCATGCGAAGATTTTGACGATCACATGGTAGAAGCATTTATAAATGCAATAATAAACAAAAGCGAAGATCATTGTAGAGATCTTTATAATCACGTTTGAAAGAGGAGAAACAAAATGGAAAATATGACCACTAAAGAAAAGCTCAATGAACAAAAAGAGTTTGTAGTAGAATTAACAGAAAGATTGTCGGGTGATTCAGACTACAATAGTTATTTGCAATCTAAATTGTGGAATTTACTTTTTACCCTTAATCAAATGGAAAGGCATATGAAATGAAATTCTTAGTGAAATGGTCGGAAGGTTACTACGGAGATGCAAGGCCAGAGGTTGTTGCATTAGATGAAATCAAAGAATCTAGTGCGTGGGATCTTACCGATGACGTTATCGATACCTTGTCGAGCCTAGAAGTCGGGCATGAATACTTTCATTACGAACTCGGAAGTACACTTAATTTTATTAAATTATAAAGGGAGAAAATCAAACAAAATCAGCCTCACTTCGGTGGGGCTTTTTTTTTGTAAAATAATGTGTATATTGAAAGAGAGCTTTATCAAAGGATTAAAATGTTACAGAAAAATCGTGGTGGAAGACCAAAGTTTGAAATAACTCCAGAAATCTGTGAGCAAGTGGAAAACCTCTCAGCGCAAGGTCTTACAGTCGATCAAATCGCCTCAGTGCTTGGTGTGAGTAGGCAAACAATCTACGAAAGACAGAATGAGTACCCTGAGTTTTCTGACGCGCTAAAAAGAGGGCGTGGAAAAGGCGTGGCCAATGTAACCAACGCTTTATATACAAAAGCAATAGATGGTGATAACACGGCCATGATCTTCTACTTGAAGAACCGAGCAGGTTGGGTGGACAAACAGGAAGTTCAGTCAACTGTTGAGCAGAGACATGTCATAGATTTAACTAGGATTCCAGATGACCAACTTGAACAGCTTGAAAATGCATTTAAGCAACCTGACTCTCGAACAGGTGATGGCCGAGAAGTATCGGAGATCATTGAGGGAGTTTACGAAGGCTAGTTGGCCGTCTATTGAGCCTGCTCAACCTTTTGTGAACAACTGGCACATCGATGCCATTTCCGATCACCTACAGGCCGTTGTGGAGGGCGATATCAAACGCCTGATCATAAACGTGCCTCCCAGACACATGAAATCGATTTCTGTGGCCGTAGCATTGCCTGCTTGGACTTGGACGAAGCAACCTGACAAAAAGTTCCTTTATGCGTCTTACGCAAGCTCTCTGTCGATCAGAGATAGCGTTAAATGTCGTCGGTTGATCGACAGTAACTGGTATCAGGATCATTTTAGCGAAATGTTTGATTTAACATCTGACCAAAACCAAAAGCAACGCTTTGAGAACGATAAGACTGGCGCAAGGATTGCAACATCGGTTGACGGGGCGTTAACGGGTGAAGGTGGCGATATAATAATCATTGACGACCCACACAACGTCAGAGAGAGCGAAAGCTCACTTGTGAGGCAGGGTGTTCTTGATTGGTGGGATCAGGCGATGCAAACACGGCTTAACGACCCCAGAACAGGCGCATTTATCATTATCATGCAGAGAGTCCACGAGAATGACTTAACAGGCCACATTCTGGCAAACGATCTAGGCCACGAATGGGATCACTTGTGCTTGCCTGCTCGGTATGAGGTTGGCCACCCAACACCGACTGTATCTTCATTAGGCTTTGACGATCCGAGAACAGAGGAGGGCGATTTACTCTGGCCAGAAAGAATAGACGGCAGAACACTCGACAATCTGGAGAAGAGCCTTGGAAGTTACGCCAGTGCAGGTCAGCTACAGCAACGTCCTGCACCGAAGGGCGGTGGAATCTTAAAAGCCAAGTGGTGGGTTCCTTGGGAAAGCCAAGACTTACCGACAAACATTGAGTACGTCATTCAGAGCTACGATACGGCATTCAGCACAAAAGATTCGGCTGATTACTCTGCTCGAACGACTTGGGGCGTGTTCAGGAAAGATGGCATGATGAACATCATGGTTCTGGATATGTGGTACGATAGGGTCAGCTATCCTGACCTAAGACGCATTGCCCAAGATTCATATTACGAGTGGGAGCCTGACGCAGTGTTGATCGAAAAGAAGGCATCTGGTCAATCTCTATTGCAAGATTTGCGTATGGCTGGCATACCTGTTATCGAATACCTGCCTGACCGAGATAAGCAAGCGAGGGCGCATGCAAGTTCCGCATTGTTAGAAGATGGAAGAATTTACTATCCTTTTGATAAAAAGTGGGCTAAGGATTTAATTGACATATGTTCAGCATTTCCTGCTGGAGATAATGACGACATAGTTGACACATGTACGCAAGCATGGCTAAGATTGCGAAAAGGTTGGTTTGTCGGCCACACTGATGATTACGAAGATGATGAATACACTGAGCAAAGAAGGATGACATTATATGGCTAGGTCACCAATTCTCACTAATGAATTAGCACCATTTGCAGAAGGCGCACCAGCCGATGATCTGCAAGTCGAAGAAATCTCACAGGAAGAAGTTTTAGTTGGCGATCCAGATCTAGACATTGGCATTGAAGATTCGCCAAACGATTTTGATTCGAACTTGGCAGAAGTGATTGACGACCGAGATCTAATGCGAAAAGCACAAACTTTGATTTCGTATTTCGAGACTGACAAAGATTCTAGATCTGAGTGGGAGGAGCGATACAAGGAGGGGCTGAAGACAGTAGACCCTGACGGTGGCTTAGACGAATCAGAAGATGAGAGAGCGACCCGTGGATTATCGACAGTCGTTCACCCGATGATCGCTGAGGCGGCAACACAGTTTAACGCCAGAGCGATTGCAGAGTTATACCCATCAGGCGGCCCAGTGAAAACTGTTATTGTTGGTGATCCGAGTGAGGAGCTAGAAGAGCAGTCAAGGCGCGTCAGAGAATTTATGAATTACCAGATTACTCAGGAGATGCCTGAGTATTTCCCAGACTTAGATCAAATGCTATTCCACCTACCTTTGGTCGGTCAGACCTTTAAGAAGGTTTGGTGGGATGCGAATATGGACAGGCAGTGCGCCCAGTTTGTAAAGGCAGAAGATTTTGTTGTAGCTCCAGAGAGCAAGGATTTACCGACATCACCTCGGTACACGCAAGTGATTCGATTACCGAAAAACGATTATAACCGATACGTTCAGTCTGGCTATTATCTTCCTGTTGAATATCAGGGCAGTGACTTAGATCCATCTGGAGATACTGTTGGCGAGATTGAGGGCGTTGACCAGTATGGCGATGACGCACAAGATCAAATCGTGACGTTGCTAGAGATGCATGTCTACGAGAAGTTTAGTGGTGTAAGCGATTACGATAATGACGATGAGGAGGAGGACAACGAAGTTCACTTCCCATACGTTGTTACGATTGATTACGATAATCAGTCGATTGTGAGTGTCAGGAGAAACTGGCGAGAGGATGACGAAAGAAAGATCAGGAGAGATTGGTTTGTCTCTTATAAGTTTTTACCAGGTTTAGGTTTTTATGGTTTTGGCCTATACCACATGATCGGTGGATTAGGAAAAGCGGCAACAGGCTCACTGAGGGCGTTGCTTGATTCAGCGGCATTTGCGAATATGCAGGGCGGCTTTAAGTTAAGAGGAAGAGTTTCGGGTGGAGAAGTTCAGGTAAATCCTGGTGAGTTCGTAGATTTAGACGCAACAGTTGATGACGTTAACAAGGCGATAATGCCATTGCCATTTAAGGAGCCAAGTCAGTCGCTCTTTAATTTGCTTGGATTTATTGTTCAGGCAGGTCAGAGATTTGCGAGTACAGCGGATTTAAATGTTGGGGATGTAAACCCTAATGCACCTGTAGGCTCCACAGTGGCTTTGATAGAACAAGGCAGTAAAGCGTTCTCGGCCATCCATAAAAGGTTGCATTATGCTCAAGGGCAAGAGTTCAAGCTACTGGCTGAACTAAACGCAGAGAACTTGCCCGAATCGTTTACATTTTCGTTGTCGGGTAGTAGCGAACAGATATTCGCGGCAGACTTCAACGATCGCATTGACATCCTCCCAGTCAGTGACCCCAACATATTTTCAACGGCACAGAGGATTGCTCAGGCTCAGGCTATTTTACAGATGGCTCAGTCAGCACCTCAGTTCCACGATTTATACAGCGCATACAAGCGGATGTATGAGGCGATACGAGTTCCCAACATTGACGAAATCCTGAAGCCGCCTGAGGAGGCTGTCCAGATGGATCCGATCGATGAGAACATGTCAGTGATGTATGGGAAGCCAATTCGTGCGTTTCCTGAGCAAGATCACGATTCTCACATTGCTGTTCACTTACAGTTTATGCAAGATCCATCTCTGGGCGGTAATCCAGGTGCGGCACAAATACAGCCTGTACTGGTAGCTCACATAGCGGAGCATATTGCGTTACTTTACAGAGTTCGCATGGAGGCTGGTATTGGTATGGAAATGCCGCCAATGCCTGACTTTAAAGACCCAGACTTTAAATTTGAGGATGTAAACCCTGATTTAGACAGGTTAATTAGCCAGAGGGCGGCTCAAGTTGTTCAGGCATCGCCTCAAATGCAACCAATCCCTGCTCTGCAAGCGGCTATGCAACAAGGTCAGCAACAGGGTAATCCACTACAGTACGCGCAACAGCTTGCACAATTAGAGACTGAGGCATTAAAAGCTAGAACTCAATCGCAAATACAAGCGGATCAGGCTAAAGCGGAATCAAATATCCAAATTAAGCAGGCAGAAGCACAGCAAGACATGCAAATCGAGCAGATGAAGGCTCAGGCTGACCTACAGGCTAAGGTAGCGAAGCTAGAGGCTGAATTACAGTTAGAACGTGAGAAGAACGCGGCTGATATTCAGTTAGAGCGAGAGAAAAATGCGGCTGAACTACAGATGGAGGCAATGAAGAACGATGGCGTATGATATGTTGGCCTCTATAGCACCGATTAATCCACAGGCATTTGGCCCCGTTATTCAGCAGGGTCAGCCTCCTATGCCACAAGGTCAAATGCCTCAGGGCGGTGATGTAATGACGCAGTATTTGATGAATAAGATAGCTGAAATCAGGGGTGATAGGGGTCAGGGCGCATTAGATGGCGTTATGGCATCTATGGCTCAACCACAAGTAAGAAGAGGATAGTTTTATGTGTTTTGGTGGTAGTGGTGGAAATCAGGGCGGTTCTGGCAGTCAAGAAGACGCTGAAGTAAGACGATCGCACAGTAAGGCAGGGATTTCAGCGGCTGAAACAAGACGTTACTTTAGGGAGCGCGATAATCCAGCGCATTCACGAAACGAAAATGCACCTGGAGCTTCTAAATCTGTATCTCACTCCAGAGATGAGGGCGGTAATTTAGTCTCTCAAAGAGTTGAGTATGGGCAAGGTAATTTTTCGGATGGTAGCATGAAGGCTGAGAATATTCTTGGTAAACGGGATGATGTATTTTCAGTTGGTAATGATTTAAGCGTTGGCGGTAAGATATTTAGCAATGCAAGACTGAGTAAAAGCGGAAATTCCATAATAAGCACTGACCCTAATAATGTTGGAACTATTGGCGGCATTACGAGTAGCGGTGGTTTATGGGGTGGACAAGAAGTTCAGAGCGCGTTGGGTGTAGGCGCACAAGACAGTAAAGGTATTGCGACAGGGTTAGTCACACCACGTTTGGCCGCTCAGAATTTAAGCAGAACCGAAAAATATCAAGAAACATCTAATCAATTTGCAGGCAAAACACCTGCGGAGATAGCGGCTATTAGGGCGGCAAATAAGGCTAAAAATCCTTTAGATAGGGATGGTGATGGTAACATATTAACATCTACGGATGCTATGGGTCGTGTGTATGGCATTGGAACGACAGGCGATGGCTCAGGCGCACAACCTGTTATTTATGACCCGACACTTCCAGAGGCATACAGAGGTATTCCACAGTTAGACCCTAACAGAGCGTCAGATCCTAATTTAACTATGTTTGGTAAGGGCATGAGGAAAGCAGGTTTGCCATTGGCAGGTGCGTTGATACCAGGTGCAGGTGCGCTTATGTTACTTAATAAATTTGAAGATAAGGTTCCAAGCGCACTAACGGGAAGAGGAACGTATTCCCCTGCTTATGATGAACCCATTGGGCCAAATTTACCCACAACATTCGCAACATCAAATGAAAGTGCGCCAAATCCATTTGGAGCTTTTGGAGATATGGGTGGAATTGAACCAGAGGCATCCTTTCAACAAAAAAATCCAATGGGTGCTTTAACAGCCACTAGCAACTTACGTCCAACAGTAATAAATGATGCAACACGAGATCGTATGAGAAATGAAGCCGCACTTCTGCCCCCAACAGTAATAAATGACGCAACACGAGATCGTATGAGAAATGAAGCCGCACTTCTGCCCTCTGCTGAGACAGTTGCAGTAAATGACGCAAAGCCAGAAATAATGCTAACAAATAATTTACTTAGAACTCCTGTGCCTCAAGCCTTGACGGGTGGATCTATGTATAATGCTGGAAAAGGTGGAGAAAGTATAAGAGATGCGGCAATGGGTAGAAACATGATAGTACCACCTACAAACTTACCTTCTACAGAATATAAAAATAGGACAAGCGATGACTTCTCAAGTATTCCTTATGATAAACGATCTACGATAATTCGTGGAAATGACTATCCATTAAATGACGCATTTATTTTTAGAGATCTCTATCTTCGCGATGATGATATTGAAGCAATGATGCCACCAGTTGACGATGAACAATCAATATATGATAGGTTTAACTATAGAAAATGGTTGGCAGGAGATCCAACTCTTGTAGGTCAAAGTTCTTACGGAGGTAAATTTGGGTCAGGTCAGCCCAACTATATGGCAAGTGTTGCCCCACAAGGCATATACATGTCGGAAGGAGTAGGATCTTCGGTTATGACACCCTTCTTTAACCCATACACAGGGCAATATTTTGAAGCACCATCCAGTAATTATTACGCTGAGGAAGGATCTAACTGGAGAAGAGGCACACCAACTGAGGCATACAATTTACCAATAGTAGCATAGAAGGAATAAAACAATGGCAGACGAGAATAGAATACTTTCAGCACCACCAGGCGGAACTGGCGATGATATGTACAGAGATATGGGCGCAATAGATCCGCGTGAAGTAAGTTTAGATGAACTGAATGTAGGGGCAAGACAAGGAGCAAATCTTGGTTTTTCAGATGAATTAACAGAACCAGAGATTATGATGGCCGAAGAGTTTATGAACGCATTACCTCCTGAGGCTAAAGAAAGTTTTATAGATAGGTTAATAAATGATCCAAGAGCTACAATGATGTCTATTATGGATACTTTGGGTGATGCGTTTGGCGGTGGCTCAGGTCAAATTATGGATGATCTTAGGGATCGTGGTGCTTTAAGTGGTATTAATAGTGGCCTAATAAAAGGTGCTACCAGAGAAGGTGAAATGTTTGGTTCTACACCAAGCGTACTAAGATCCAAAGGTGTAGGTGAAAAAGATATCTATGAATATTTAAAAATGCTAGACCCAGCATCACCTGTTAGAGAAGGTGAAATGTCTAGATCAGTTGTCAGAGAAGGAGAATAAAATGGCTGAAGTAAATGTAGAAAACATGGAAGAGAATGCAGAACTCTTCGAAGAGAAAATGGGCTTCCCTCACAATGCAGATGGTTTAGATATGAGTGACGATCAGCTTGTGAACTTCCTATTGCTCTGCCATCAGGGTGAGTACGGCATGTACGATGATGATGAAGAGTACGAAGAGGAAGACATGGAAATGATGGATGACGGCAAGGATATGAAAGTCAAAGTGATGAAAGTCGGTTCTGGCGATGTTCACGAAATGATGAATAAGATTCTTGGAGGTTAAATGCCTGTAACGAAAGTTAAAGGTGGTTACCGATGGGGTAAGTCTGGAAAGATTTACAAGACGAAGAAGCAAGCAGAGCGTCAGGGCAGAGCGATTTATGCCTCTGGCTATAAAACAAAAGGAAGGAAAAGAACATGAAATGGATTATGAACAGACTATCTGAGCCGTCAAGTTGGGGTGCAGTTGGAATAGGAATTATAGCTCTTTCATTAATTTTAGGTCTTGGAGGTGAAGGGCTGTTTATCGGGCTTGGTTGTTCGGTACTTGGTTTGATTCTATCAGAAAAAGCTAAAAAATAAACTCACATACTAATTAACCTTGATGGTTTTTAAAGGTAAAAATTAATGTCTAGGAAAAAACTTGTTGATCTAGGTTTAGATGTTTCAGATTTTATATCTGAAATTGTTCAAAAGTTTATTAGACAGAGAGAAGGCTATGGAGCCTTAAAAAATCTTAAAAGACCAACAAAGACTGATTTAGATCCTGCTGAAATGGGTGCAACTAAACTTCCTGATTTTGTAGAAGATATAGAATACAAAGCTACAGATACAGGCGTTTTAATACCGCGTAAAGAAATTGACATTTCAGAACTTCAGGGAAGAGTATTAACTCCTGCATATGGTGATAGAACGTATGCAGGAAAAACTCTTGAGGAAATTGCAGGCGTAAAGCTCGATCAACCTGTTGATATGCAAGGTGGTAATCAGTTTATGCGTAGTAGTGGTAAAGGAATTTGGGCATCTGAAAAGAATGCTATGCTTAATAAAGCTAGAGCTATGGAAAAAATGGATAATCCTTTGATGGTTTATACATCAATGGCTGGACAATCTGGTGATGCATCTAAAATGATGTCAGACGCAACATTAGGAATGATAGAGCAAAGCAAAATTACAAAAAAAGCGGCAAAATCTTACGATGATTTAATAAAAGAAAAAGTTGACCCTAATTGGGTTGGAATATTAAGCCCTAAAGTCCGTGAATATGTAGATAATATGCCTATGACAGCTAGGCGAGAACTTTGGCAACAAATGGATAAAAATTCTTTTAAAGAAGTAGGTTTTCCTGACCTTGGTGTAATAAGAACTGCTATTACTGAGCCTGCATTGTTAACAACGCCATCTTTTTCTACTGGTAGATCTATAGGTGCGCTTGATTCTATTAAAACTTCTCCATCTCGCCATAAAACATATAATACTGAAGTTAAGGGTAAATACAGAGGAGCTTTGCCTGTAGATGTACCAGGAGAATTGATCTGGAGAGATTTTTATAAAAACATGGCCAAAAGAAAAGCAGAAACTGGAAAGTCAAACGTACAAAGAGCTTTTTTAATGACCCCATCAATAAATCAAAAAGTTGATCAGCAAATGGTAGATGAGGTCAGTAGATTTACTGAGCTTTTGAAAGGCCGTAACTAATGAAACGCTTTATTCCCTCTTCATTTAAACCTAATGCATTATCCAACATATCTTCTATAGTGTCTAATTTTACTTGTAGATCTAAAGTTATTTCTTCATTACCTGAAGCCTCTAAAACTATTTTCCAAATTTCATCTAGAAGTGCTTCTTTATTTCGTTTATCCATTTTTTTATCTCCCATAATAATAAACGCAATATACTATTTTAGACAAGCAAAGGCAAGCATATAATGGGTAAATATGATGAAGGTGCAAAGCTATTAAAGTCTGGCTACGGAGCTTTATCTAAACTTGTGGAGAGATTTGATAAGCTAAGGTCTGGTGGTGCTAGGGAATCAACTGAATCTGAAAAAATAGCACAGTATGTACTTGATTTATTAAGGTCAGGCAGGGCAGACGAAGTTACAGACGAAATGCTTTCAGCCGCAGATAATGCGTATCTTTATAAAAACTATGATTTGCCTATGGATGAGGCGAGTAGATTAGCTAGGGCTAAAGATGCTGATTTTGTTGATTCATACCACGGCACAGGAGATAATTTTGAATCGGTCGATGAAGGTAGGTTTGGAACAGGAATAGATGCTTATGGTCAAGGTTTTTATTCGACAACAGCTACAGAACGTGCAGACAGATATATACCAAAAAAACCATATATCACTGGCTATGAATTAGATGAAGATCTCTATAAAGAAGGTGGCAACATAATTCCAGTAAAAGTTAAGGGTGGTAATCTTTTTGATACAAACGAAAAAGCAGGAGATTCTGTATTAAAGATTGGTAAAACTTTTGAAGATCTTCCATCTGATTTTTCAGTTGAATATAAAGATTATGGTAAAAATTCTTTACCTGGTGTGTTTATTAAAGGTTTTGTGGGTGAGGGAAAATCAACTAATATTAAAAGTGTTTTTCTTGATCCAGAACTACCAAAACTTGACGTTTTAACAAAGTTAATAAATACTTTTGGAAAAAATAATAGTTCAAATATTTTAAAAGAAGCAGGATATGATGGGTTAATTTCACCAGAAGGATTTGGCGAAAAAACTTTTTTAACTTTTGATCCTAAAAATGTAAGATCTAAATATGCACGTTTTGATTCTAGATTAGAAAATTTAAAGAACCTTAGTGCGGCAGTAGCACCAATAGCAACCGCAGGTGCTTTATCTCAAATAAAAGGTAAACCTCAGTAATGGCAAAAAAGAAAAAACCAAAAAGAGATGCCTGTTATAAAAAGGTAAAAGCCCGTTACACCAGAAATGGTGGTACATGGCCAAGTGCATATGGATCGGGAGCGTTAGTAAAATGTCGCAAAGTAGGGGCTAAAAATTGGGGTAATAAAAGTGCCAAAAAAAAGAAAAAGTAGTAATAGTTTAAGAACATGGTTCTCCCAGAACAGCGGTAAGGGTTGGGTAGACTGTAAGACAGGCAAGCCTTGCGGTAGGAAGTCACGCACTTCTAGCAAGAGAAAAGGTTATCCTGCTTGCCGTCCGACTATGGCGCAGTGTAAGACTAAGGCAGGCAAGGCGGCTACAAAACGAAAGACAAGTGCAAAACGTACAAACTGG